CGCAGTCTTAGGATTTACAGATAAAAGTGAATCTTTTGATTGGGCAGATGTATACCTTGATGTAGAAGTTAAACAAAAGGGAAGTGATTACACCAAGTCAATTAGATTGGCTGGTTCCCTTGAGAAGGATGCAAGCGGCTCCGTAACTGGTGGCTCAGTACTAAATAGACTATACCACTTCTTTGAAGTGCTAGGCGTACAGGCAGGAATCAATGCCCAAGGTAACTGGGAAACTGAAAGCGGACACCCGATAGAAAACATTGCAGTCTACTTATCAGATAATCACGCATGCTCAGATGAGCCAACAAGCTTTCCATACTTGGCGTATGTTTATAAAGAAAAACCTAAACAGCCAGGTGGGAAAGTATACACAAGAGTTCACCACAAGATAAATACCAATAGTGAAGAGGGTAGAAGAAAACTCACTGATGACGTAGCATGGTTCAAAGGTAAAGGCTTTATCAAAGAAGCTCCTTTGTCTGGACCAGCAGGTACTAACATCAAGTCAGAAGACTTAGATGATGTATTTGGTTCTGATGCTATAGGTAATATGTAGTGGACTATATTGAGATAGCACAAGGGAGTCCGAGAAATCGTGGCTCCCTTATTCTCAAAAAGGACTTACTCAAGTATATAAATAAGAATGTACCTTTGTTTAGAAGTATTTACTTGTACAACAAAGATGCTGTTGCATATGCTGAGGCAAAGAATACTCTAAGAGATTATTTTGGGCCAAGAGGTATTGACAATATCATACTAGATATTGACAAAGGTAATAGCAGCGATGAGCATACAAGACAAAAAGCTATTGGTATGATTGTTAAACTAGAAGAGTTTGATGTATCTACACATAGCATACAATGTTACTTCTCTGGTACAGGATATCATATTGTTATACCAAACTCATGCTTTGAGTTTACAACAAGTGATAACCTTCATTATACTGTAAAGAATACCATATCTAAATTGTTTCCAGAAGTTGACACAAGTATATTCATGCGAACAGGTATATATCGTGTAGCACATACTATCAACAAGAAAACTAACTTATACAAAATACCTATATCAGTTAAAGAATTATTCGATACAGATATAAGCATGCATGAGTTGGCTAAAGATGCAAGAATAGGATATGCGTATTCAGAAAGAGTAGGCAGCGGTGAGTTTGTAAAACATGTCGTAAATGAAGCACCCAGAATACAACAAGCTAAGAAAACAACAGAACCACTAGATGTTATACCCTGTGTGCAAAAGATGCTAAATATAGGACCTCAAGAAGGTAATAGAAATCAAACACTTATGAGGATTGCATCACATTGCTCTAGACATGGAATACCATCAGAGTTTGCAAAAGCAATGGCATTACATTGGAACAATAACAGTCTAGAAAAGAATGAAGTCATAGAAAAGGTTGAGTATGTATACAATCGAGGTTACAGATATGGCTGTCAAGATTCCATTATGGCTGCTCATTGCCAAACAAGATGTATTCACTTCAAACGAAAAGACTATCTTATTGATGTCAAGAACGCAGCAGAACTGCAAGAGGACTTAAAATCAAGGTTGACTACTGATTTTAGTGGACGAACAATCGACATGGGTAAAGCACTAGGATTGGATATAGATTGTGAAATATATCCAGGTGAGCTTGTAACTATATTTGGGCCAACAGGTTCAGGTAAAACTACATTTGCACACAATCTAGTACTAGGTGTAGACTTTGCTCATGACCGTATTGATTTATCAAATCAAATACCTTGTTTGTATTTATCTCTTGAGTTATCAGCATGGTATATGCACAGGCGTAGCTTGCAAATCGTAAGTGGTTTAGATAAAGAACAAGTGACTGATAACTTTGAAGAAGTGTATGAGCTTCACAAAGATAAAGTCAATCATGTAGTAATGCAAACGATAGCTCCTAATTTGGACCAGATTCAACAAAAAGTTAAAGAACTTTCACCAGCCGTTGTTGTTGTCGACTATATCGACTTAATTAATACGAATGGACGGTACTTAGGTGAGTATGAGCAGATTAAACAAGTCTCTCATTATCTATCTAACTTGGCAGTGAATATGGACATAATCATTATACAGATAAGTCAGGTGAGTAGAGATTACAGCCGAAATGAAGCATTGGATTTGTACGCTGGTAAAGGTAGTGGTGCAATCGAAAATGCTAGTCGTAAAGTAATTGGCTTGAATGGACAAGCAAATAGTAATGAAAAGTCTGTACACTTGTACAAGAATACAGATGGTGAGCTATTTGATACCGAACTTGTTTGGCAGCCTTCATTTAGATTAAGGAGAAACGTATGAAACAAGGAGCATTGTTAATGATTTACAGAGATGATAATACAATATACTTTAGATTGTTTAAGATATTTCACATAGCTTTGATATATAAGAACGATAGAGAAGGCTTGGGTGGAAGACTTACATTAGGTATATTTAATTTAGAAACAACAATAGCGTTGACTAAAAGGAGAGTACAATATGTCATCGAGAGAATCAAAGACCAAACGGGTCCTCAGGCATCTGCTTAGTGGACTAAAGCTAACTCCAATGGAAGCTTATCGAAGCTACCATACAATGCGATTAGGTGCAATAATACACACACTTAGGAATGGATACGAAGGTAAAACATATAATATTGTAAACCTAAATCCAAACGGAAAGTATGCGGAATACCAAATCAAAGAAAACTAGGAGAAAGCAACAAGTAGATTGGGAGGAGCTTTACATGAAGAAACTCCTCCCTATCCACAAGAATCATTCTAAAAAGATTTATCATAGGATGATGAAAAAGTCGTCAACATTAAAATCATCACTAAAAAGGAGAAGCAAGGAATATGAAGTTAAATTTAAAATATCTCTTACAGAAATTAGAAGACTTCTTTATGAGTCTTATGGGGCCCCGTGCGTATATTGTGATACTGCTTTGGTTGTCAGCAATATGGCTTGTGACCATATCATTCCTCTTAGCATGGGTGGCGGTTCGATTTACTCTAACTTACACATAGTTTGCGGTAGATGTAATACTAGAAAGGGCCCACTAACTGACGAGGACTATAAAAAATTATTAAAAAGTCTTGCATGTTTATCTGAAGATACTGTAAAATATGTGCTCAGGAAGTTAGCGAAGTCAGAAGTTTTTTGAAATATTAGTGGTAGTATAAAAACTCCTGTAAGTACTCTGATACTTACACTTATCTTTAATAATAAAACACACACCTACTTTCCATAGGTACTCCTTGTTTTATTGGAATTGTTAACTATTTCAATGTATTGCCTGGCTGGAAGTTGCAGGAACCACTATATAATTAGGGCAAGGATACGCACATAAACCTCCTCTTATGTCTTTGCCCGCAAATTTGGGAAGTAATGCTAAACAAAACATTAAACTAATAACTAACTTGTTATAAATATAATGAATTGTTTGAAGAATCTCGTCGAAAAGATACTTCCCATTAAATTAGTAAGTACACGGTTGACAACACCGACAAGCTAGGAACCTAAATGCGTGAGCTTTAGGGGGGCGTACTTTTTCGGGAACTCATCCCGTCCTTTTCTTCGTCCTTTAAAACCTAGCTTTGTACTTGCTGTAATCAAGTTTTATTCTTAAATTGTTAGTTCTTATGATAGAGAAAAAACAATGTTTCGCATGTGGACAACTTGTATTCTCACAAGATTGTCATTATCAATGCAATAGCTGTGGCTATGCAGAGAATTGACATGATATATCTGGGAGGTACTCTCAAAAGGAAAAAGATGTCAAGACTGAAAAAAACATTAGAAAAGTTTCGCTGGATGCAAAGCGAGATTGCAGAAGAAAGACTAAGACTATATTTGCAAAAAAAATATCATAAGATAGAAGTCGTCGATAAACAGCATATTAAAATAACAAAAGGTAAATATGTCCAGAAAGTTGGTAAGCAAAGGGTTTCTAAATAAGAATACCAAAGCTTTAAGACCTGACAAAGAAACTGGAAAATGGATTGGTAGAGAAACAGCAAACGGACAGTTTGGTACTATCAAACCGTTATGGTCAAATACTATAGAGATATC